GCTGTAGTGCCGTTCTGTCCACGGTAGCAGTTAGTCAGGGTATTACCAACAATATTCACATAGCTGATAGTCTCGTTATCAATCTTAATGAAACCAGTTGTGGATAGACCACTAATCGAACTAACAGTAATAGATGTATCAGTAGCACTAATGTTGCCGTTTAACGTAACAGTTGTAGCATTGTCCATACCTGATTGGCGGTTTACGTACACCTGAATAGGGCGCCCAGTCGTAAGCTTGTTAGGAATCGACATATAAGTCGGCTCAGCAATACGGCTAATATTAATATCAATTTGGTTTGAAGTACTGGCGTTGTTTTGACGAATAACCATATCCATCAAGTCAACTGTATCTGTAGGAAGCGGATATAAGGCTTGTCCAGTCACCATTGGAATCTGCCCTTGCTCAACTGTCCACAAGTTAATACCGCGGTTAGACCACTCTATCAGCAACAAGTTCATTGAGCGACGAGCTGTTCTTAAGTCGTAACCTGAACGAATCTCTACTCCGCAACGCTCGTAAGCCTCTTCGGCTATGTCACGGAATTCTAAGTTAAACGCTGTTGAGCCGCTGGTTGACATTATTTAACCTTCCGATATGGTTTTACTTTTTGCTTAATACTTTTAGGCTGGGCTACAAACTGTTTTCCAGCTGCTTTTCCTGTTCGCTTTGCTTTGGTTGTTGCTGCATATTCAGCAGGTGACAACGCTTTAATTGCTTTTTCTGGCAAATATCGTTCTCCAGTGTCACTTGAACGCTTCCCAGACTTAGTCGTCCACTTTTGAGCGGTCCAGGACTTAAGAGAGCGCTGACTTTTTGCAAGGCCACTCACTTACTTATACCCGCCGCCAGATGCTTTATAGCGCTTGGCTAATAGCTGAGCCTTACGAGCGCTCCATTCTCCTGCAGCGGTGCCCTGAACGGCTGAGTTTTTAATACTGTTAAACATAGCCTTACGCTTGCCTGGTTGAGTGTAATTGCCCACAGCATTAACCTTAGATACTTTACCGCCCTCAGCGTATTGCGTGAAGTCAGTATCGTCCCGTCTGGCTTTTTTCTTACCAGTAGGCATTTTGCTTGGATTTATTGCACCCATACCACGACTTGGTCTCATATTTAAGCCCTTGTCTTTCCGCGGATTGCACATCCGTCTGCACGTTTAGAAGCTGAAGATACTGAACCACCTGATTTCATAGGTTTACTAGCTTTACCGGTTGGCATACCAGCTCTACGTGCTTTAGATTCTTCACGGGTTTCACCGCCTAAAGCTTCGTTAACTACTTCCATAGGGTTAGCTAAACCAACTTTATCAGCGTAATCAGATACTTTATCACTAAGCTTTTTGGCTGGCTCTCTAATATATTTATCAACCGGCGCTTTGCTTTCTTTTTTAATTTCGCTAGGTAATGGTTTAGATTTAGCAGGTCCTGGCTTTGAAGGAATGTCTTCGTCATCAACTCTACCGCCGCTTTCAAATTTTCTATATTTAGTCATGATTAACAGGCTCCGCCAGATTTCATAGAAATCATTTTGCCTTTGGTATGGCCTTTAGTTACGCAACCATCAGCACGAGTTACGCCGCCTTTAGCCATACCATGCATAGCCTTTTCATGCTTGTTAACTATTTTAGTAGCTTCAAGCCCAGCGATTTTTTTCATCATTGGTTTGTCTTTTGCGATATCTGAATGTTTCATATTAACAAGCCTTTCCGCCTTTAGTCATTTTAACCATCTTGCCTTTGGTTTTACCCTTAGACTCGATACCACCACCTTTAGCCATCTTTTTAGCTGGTGCGTCTTTCTTAGCAGCAGCTTCTTTTTTCTTTGCAATCATTTCCATAAACGGGTTTGGTTTTTTCATGATTCCACCTTCTTTAAATTTACGGCCTTTATCAGCCTGGTTGAACTCTTTGGCGACACTTACTGGTACGCCAGCCTTCTTAGCAAACGCAGGATTGTGGGCTGCGGCTGCCATTAAATTGTGTTGTTTTTTAGACACACTTGGCATTATTTCTGCCCCCAATAACCGGCAGCAAAACCGACAACACCTGTTACAAAACTAACTAAACCGCCAATTGCCATAAGGGTTTTCCAGCCACCCTTAGCTTCCGATAAAGTCTTGTTAATTTCAGCCAAAGACTTTTTAATCTCTTCCATGTCTTTAACAAGCTTATCCATATCATCCTGTAGATGCTTGATGTCGCTGGCGTGAGTTGCTAGTTCTCTCACAACTTCCTCGCTCATACCATTTTCCCTTTAGTCTTGCCACGAACTTCACAACCACCACCACGAACAGAACCACCTTCTTTGCAGTTCCAAGCCCGTAAAGACTTGTTAATGCGTGAATCTGGGTCGTTTGCTGTCTTAGCTGAAGTTAGTTTGTTTTTCATGCCCTTCATACGAGCGCAGAAAGAATCACGACGTGAGCCACCCTCTGGCTGTGGACGTTTAAGTCCAGGCTTACCAGGGTTAGCAGCATTGTAAGAAGCCCGTCCTTTGGCATTTAAGCCTCCGGATTCGGATTTACCTTCTTTGCGAGTCCAAGCAGGTGACTTAGCCATAGTACACCGTTGCGGTTACAGAAGCGCCACACCCTACAAAAATACCGTTAGGGCAGTAAATGCCTTCTCCTGGGATTAAAACAGGTAAACCAATTGAAGTAAAAGTATCAATTTCTAATGCAATACTGCTATACGCTGTAACGTTACCGCTTGCATCACTAGTTACTCCAGTATCCTCACAAGTAAATGTATCGTCATCTGTTACTGTAACTGCGTATGTAGCATCCCGTGCGATTCCAGATGTAAAGTCTAAAAACACTCGTTGCCCGGTAACAAAACCATGATTAACAATAGTCACTGTAATTGTGGCGCTAGGACTTACACGTGCGTACGTACCAGATGCTTGAACAGTTGGGTCGCATACGGCGGTGTTTCTTGCTGATACAGTCCCACTTGTCACCGTAATAGACTTTAGTCTTACAGGTACTTGTGTTACAAGCAGTCCAGTACCTGATGCGTGGGCAGATTTAACGTCATATTGCATCATAATCTATCCCTATCCGTAAAAAATAGTCGTAGTTACAACGGAACCTGGCAATAAACAAAACAAACCTTCTTTAGCAAGAATGCCTTCGCCTGGGATTAACGTATAGAACGATGTACCTGAAGCACAATCTGTTTCAGTCAAAATATTAGGGTACATGGTTACGTTACCACTGGTAGTTAGATTTGCTGTGGTTACAGTAAATGTATTGGTTGATACGTTTGCCACAGTAACGCAATCATCTGTTGCTGTACCACTAGTAAAGTTTAAACCAACTCTATCCCCGTTTGCCAACCCATGATTAGCAATAGTTACTGTGCAGACTGTTGAGCCTGGAATATTGTAAGTTCCACTCAAGGCGCCCGCAGTATCAAGTACAGCTGTGTTAAAAACTGTAGATGTGGTAGGGGATGTAATTACACCTTTTAAACGAACGCGCCCATCGTACGCAAGCGTTGAAGCTGATGCGTGAAACGACTTTACGTCATATTGCATTGCCATAATTATTCCCCTTTTGTTTCTTTAGCGTCTAATCTTTCCACCAACGCGGTATATGCATCGATGGCGCCCTGAGAAGCTGTAACAAAACTAGATGCTTGGTTACGCTCTGCCTCAAGGCGCTTTATCTCAGACAAAAGAAAGTCTTTTGTAATTTCCATTATTGTGCGTTAGAAACCATTAAGTAGTAAGGAGTACCATCAACAATAATTTTAATAGTGTGAGTTACTGCCGCTGCTGACTTAGCTGGAACCATTGCTGCTGGTAAGTTAAATAGATTTGATAATCCTGTACCTGCACCACTGTTTGTAAATCTAATCCAAGCCGCTGTTGCTGGTAATATGCCTGCTGCGCCTACATCAGAGTCAGCTTGAATAGCTGCAACTGTACCACCAGGTGTAACTCCTGCTGCAACGCCTAAAGTAGCACGTAAAGCATTAGCTGCGCCTGAGATTGTACCGCCTGTATTTACTGATAAAGAAACATGAGAGCCGTTAGTTGTTTGGCCTGCACCTTGTGCTGCAGTTACTACTGAGAAAACTCTTAATGTTTCACCAGCACCAGCACCTGTGAATGCTAGTCTTGAATAGATTAAACGAGTGTCACCTGATGTTGCTGAGGTTGTACCGTAGAATGAGTTAATGTTTTGTGCTGTTGTTACTGCGACTGGGGTTGCTAATGCGCCGCCGATAAAGCCGTTGTCAGAGGCCACTGGACCCGAAAAGGTAGTACGTGCCATAATAATTCTCCATACAGAGTTAAG